CTCACCTTTCATAACTGGATGTGACACAAACAAATTCCCAAGTTGAAGTGCAGACAGCGAAGATGTGAAAACAATGAAATTGTTTATTCCCCAGTCACGCTTTATGCACAATTGCAAGGCTGCTATCCAAGGCCCTACAAGACATATAAATTCAGGTGCAGCACCTTGAATTAACCGGGGTTCTTTATCTTTAATTCCGAGAGGTGACTGTTGACACAAATTCTCCACTTTAACGAACGCTTTACGTGTGGTCCACAGCTTAATTTGGTCAGGGGTGAGTGGGGAAAATTCATCTATGCCACTCAATTTCAATTTGTTTCTGGTTTGAATGAGAATTCGTTTAACTGCTGGTGATGCACCTGATCGCCTTAAATATTCATTAAAAGGCATGGGTTTAACTACACGTTTTCTAAATAATTTAGGAAAAAGAACTTTCCTTTCGGTTATTAGAAATCTTGCACACGCATTAAGTTCATTTGTATCGGGTTGTAGTGTTGCACCAATGACACGTTTGTCTACGGCAATATTCTCATTATGAAAATTGGGGGCAAACGCAACAGGTTCATAACCAGGAACACACATACCATACAGCAACATGCAATTTCTTGTCTTATCGGGCTTAGAGTTTGGGTCGCCCATTTTACGAGCACCCACCTTTGGTGCAACAACAATTGGTTCGGCATTGCGGGTTCTATATGCTCGCACAAGGAGAGAAGAAATGGGGAGCAATGCATACTTTAATGCCCCACAAGGTATGTTGCTCATAGTTTGCAAGTTATAAAATATTGCTGATGCATTCCAAAACATATGGACACCCATAGCAGCTGGTATAGATAAATAACTAACACCGACATGCATGAGTCCAGGTCCTAACCAATAATTAATTAGTTGCTCAGGAGAACAATCAGTATTAACCAAACTCTCATAAAAAGGAAACACAAGGCGCTTGAACCACCCATACTTGCTAAACACTTTCATCAATACGGGCTTTACCAACTCTTCCAACACTGGTGCCACAAATATAGCATAGGCAGCTATTTTAACCAGTTGGCCACCATTTTCCAAGCTAAGCAATTTACAATAAAGGTGGTTAACTCGATCGAACAGTATATTTCTGTTATTAACTGACTCAACGATTGTTTCTGCAAGGTCAGTTGGGAACAACGGTCTCCCTTCGCTTACCAACGGTGGTGCGGAAAATGCTCCAAGTTGGATGCCAAATACGCGTCTGCTTTGCCTGTAAATCTTGGCACCAACGTAAATTCCCGTAGCAAACAACGCCCCATATTTAAGTAATTGCAATACATGTCGGTATAAATACCTGTATCGCCGTTGTTGCCAATATGCTCGCGAAACGGCATTCTGTTCATATTCTTTGTCACGATGGAATCTATAAGCTATTAAAGGGGCATGAGCCACTGCTAAATACTCTTCATTAGGAGATATATTCAATGTCCGCAATCTACCCTTGCAAACCTCTGTTACCACTGACAAATTCTCATCATTCTTATTGTCAAAAGTGGCAGCCCACACAATAGCTAACTGTTCAACAATGCCAGCTGGCAACCGAACTTGTTCATTTCGCCTTTTTACAACAGTCGGTATGGGGAATTGTTTTGCTTCAAAATCGGGAATAACACCCCAAAATGCAGATATAGGGTTATACTCCACCAACTCACAAATATTGTGATAAACGAAACCAGGCGTAACTGTCCTACCCGGATGATTGTGGAAATTTCGGATAGGTGGAGCTAAAGGATCTTCACGATCTAACAACCTTGGCTCACGCACTAACAGCAAATCATTAGCCAACACAATTGGCCTCACTGGTTCCTCAATCCTCATATACCTACGAACAGAAGAAAACGTGCTGGACATACGTTGCATAAGTCTGTTCAACCAGTCACGATCACCTACATGATTTAATCCACTATGAACAATTTCAATTTCAGAACGAGTATCTGAAACCCGCTCGTAATATTCATTTGATGGTCGATAATCAGGTGCAATGGGTGCGCGAAGAACGCCCTCACCCATATCCAACGGGGGCGCAATGGGTACACGCCTTCCTAAATTCTGAATTGCACCCAACAACTCATCAGCCAAATCAGGGGGTGCGGCATTATGGTGAATAGGCCGTCTCAGAGGAACGAATTGTTGCGGTTGTATAACTGGATCAGGTATAACCTCTTCAACAAGTGGGACTTCAATCTCTTCTGGTTCCATAGGTGATGCTGGTGGGGTATCAAAACCAACATCTGGTCCGAGCAAATTTTCCCTATAATATTGCTCAAAGTTATTATTGGTACGAACCAGAAAATCCCATATCTGCGTTGCTGATCCGTGTAATTGATACCTACCATTCAACAAATGATTTCTTGAAATGTGAAAATTAGGAACTCTGCGCAACTGTTCCAGTTGATCATGATTTGGAAAATTTGATTGAATCATTTGGCCAACAACTTCAAACAAATTACCTTGAAAATGATGAATCAAATTAGGCGGAGCTTGACTCTGTGCTACTTCGCGCAGCTCCCTCATTTCGCGCTGCCTATTAACCAATTCAACATTATTATTGTTACCGTCACGGCCACGTCGATTCTCGGCAGCAACCCAAGCTGCATGATCGAGATTCGCCATGGCTTCCCGATTGAATGGGGACACTTCATCAGAATATTCATCAGGGTACAATGCCTTATTGTAAACTCTGGGAAAAGTCATCTTGCGTCCATTCAAACTACATTTAAATTGATTCATTGAAAATTTCTTTGAATCATCGGGATTCCTACAAAATGGACAAGTCACCTTTGTCTCTGCATCGGTATTCAACTTTTCCATTTGGGCTCTTAAGTAATCGCGGTAACAAATGACATGAACCAACCAACCTCCCTTCTCGCCACAACACGACAAATACATATGATCAACAGTGTTGTGAGAGGGCGTTGGGTGGAAGCGGTAACCACAAAAGAAACAATCCTTATGCTCATCAGGTTCATTACTATTTGGGTTATTCGCTACATTATTATAACCACTGTCGAAAACAGGGTAAACATAAACATCTAATAGGTTGATGACTTCATCGTCATCACTTAAAATATCAAAATTATTATTGTTGTCGTTCATATCGCTTGCGCTATTGGGAACCTATAGGCCAGGGTGCCCACAATATTTGTCAGCATTGTGATCTGCTTACACTAAGTTAACTGATAGTGACAGTCCCTTGCATGTTCGCATGTGACCATTCATTCTCCCGAGGGATTCATGAGCCTCTCGCGACCCATTTAAACATGACCCTCTTTAAGATCATGTTAGAGAACTAGCAACCCCGTAGGTGCTGCGAATCACCATACGAACAAGGTGTGAATATAACTATAAATTTTTATTTGTTTTTTCCCAGGCTGAATGGCCGGATTTTTTAATTTTTATTTTATTTTATTTTATTTTAATTATAGTTTATTTACATTATAATTGCGCTAAAGAAGGCATGAGCAGTAGCCAGCGCTAGGATGTTTCTACCAAATTGCCAATGGGCGCACATGAGTGCCACTGCAACAATAATGGAATACAACCACATCCACTCAAGGTTTAACCAAGCACTACAACAGGTTGCCGTTGTAGTGGAGAGACTTCAA